GTTTTAGGGCAGTTATCGGGCATTCTTGGAACGGCAGCGGCTTTTTACTACGGCGGGTCGAGTGGAAAAAAATAAGATGTATGATTTAATTGAACAGCTAAAACGCCATGAGGGCGTTGTTAAGACCAATGACCGTCACGTAATTTATAAGTGCCCTGCCGGTTTCTATACGCTCGGTATAGGCCGCAATGTGGACGCTAACGGCGGCATTGGGCTTTCTGACGAAGAAGTAGAGCATTTGCTCGAAAACGACATTATCCGCACGATTAAAGAACTAACCCGAGAGTATGAGTGGTTCCGAGAGCTTTCTGACGGGGCCCGCCGCGATGCCATTATCAACATGCACTTTAACCTGGGTGGTCCAAAGTTTGCTACGTTTAAAAAAGCTATCGATCATATGTCTAAAAGTTTATACGACCTCGCTGCTACCGAGTTTTTAAATTCAAGGTGGGCCAAGCAAGTGAAGGGCCGGTCAATAGAAGTTACTAATCAAATAAAAACGGATAAATACGATGTCTGATCCTTATCTTTTTAATTGCACGATTGTAAAAATCATTGATGGAGATACGATTGATGTCGATGTTGATTTGGGTTTTGGTTGCTGGGTTCGTGGTTCTTCTGGGCGCATCCGTCTTTTCGGAATCGATTGCGAGGAGTCTCGCACTAGAGATTTGGAAGAAAAAAAATATGGACTACTTGCGAAAGCGTTCGTTCAAGAGTTCTTGCCAATCGGATCGCAAGCAATCCTAAAAACGCACGAGAAGGGCAAATATGGTCGCTATCTGGGCGACTTTCAGGCTAATGGACTATGGCTATGCGCCAGTTTGCTGGCTCATCACCACGCAGTACCGTATCACGGCCAAAGTAAGCAAGAAATTATTGCCGCACATCTAGAGAACAGGAGGAAGATAGTATAAGATAGTGTCTAATTTAATAAGGAAATATAAGAATGGATTTTATTAAATTAGTACAGTTTCTACAAAAAACAATTCGTGAACGCAGACAAAGCATTCGCGAAGTGTTGGAAAGTAACAGCATCCAAAACATGGAACAATACCAGCACTTGATGGGTGAATTGGCTGCGTTATTTTATATAGAACAGGAACTCTCGGGCCTACTTGAAAAACAGGAGCAATTCAATGACTGACAGTGTGATTATTACCCCACAGGGTGTAGGAGCCAAATCGGCCACTATGCCCAATATAGAGCAAGCTTATGTTGAACCAGATGATCGCGTTCTGGACCCTTCCACGCTTAGTGCCTCTTTAATAGATAGAATGCCTTCCCCGACGGGTTGGCGAATGTTGGTGCTGCCCTATCGGGGAAAAGCCATGACGTCAGGTGGGATCGCAATAACTAAGTCCACGCTAGATGAAAATCAAATTCAAACTGTCGTGGGGTATGTTTTAAAGCAAGGTCCGTTAGCTTACGGCGACAAGGACAAATTTCCAGAAGGGGCGTGGTGTAAAGAAAAAGATTGGGTTGTGTTTCCTCGTTACGCGGGTTCTCGTTTTAAAATTGAGGGTGGAGAAGTTCGTATCTTAAATGATGACGAAGTCATTGCCACTATTATGGACCCAGACGACATACTTAGTTATTGAGGATAAAAACATGGCGCAAGAAAAAAGTAATACCCACGAGCAAGATGATGGTCAAGTTGCATTAGACTTTCAAGATTATGAAGAAACTACCGTAACGTTGCCTTCTGCGGACGAGGAAAAAAAGGAACAAACAGATGTTGTTGTGGAAGAAGACGTTGTAGCGGAAGAAGCATCTGACAAAAATGCTGGTTCTGACGATGAATTAGCAGATGTTTCTCAAAACGTTAAAAAAAGAATAGACCGTTTAACTAAAAAAATGCGAGAGGCCGAACGGCGAGAGCAAGAAGCTATAAACTACGCTAAAAATGTTCAAACAGAAGCACAACAATTAAAGTCTAAGCTTGAAACAGTGGATCAAGGCTATATGAGCGAGTACGGTAATCGCTTAAATATAGAACAAAAACAAGCAGAAACTGCCATAAAAGAAGCTTTAGATAGGGGTGATTCGGAGGCGGTTGTACAAGGCCAAAGAAAATTGACGGAGCTTGCTGTTTCCGCGGATAGATACAATAACATCCAACGATCTAGAGAAAAACCGCAGCAAGAAGAAGTCTCCAATGTTCAACAGGAAGTTCAACAGCCACAGGCGCAACAGGCTCCTGTAGCACCCGACCCGAAAGCTGAAAAATGGGCGTCTGAAAACGAATGGTTTGGGAAAGACGAAGCCATGACGTTTGCGGCTTTTGGTATACACAAACGAATGGTAGAAGAAGAAGGATTTGACCCGAAAGGCGATGAATACTATGATGAGTTAGATTCTCGCATTCGGGGTAAGTTCCCGCAAGAGTTTGATAACGGTTCTGGCAAACGACCCGTCCAAAATGTCGCCGGAAACTCCCGCAGTAGAAGTAAGGTTGGACGCAAAACGCAAGTAAAACTCACCCAAAGCCAAGTCGCTATTGCGAAAAAACTTGGGGTGCCACTAGAAGAATACGCGAAGTACGTTAAAACTTAGGAGAATATGATGTCATCGACTAAAAAAGGGTTTGAGGGCACCAGAACTCCTCGCGCTACAGAGACTAGAGACAAGACTTTAAGGCGAAAGCCTTGGGCCCCCTCTTCTAGTTTAGATGCACCACCTGCACCCGAAGGGTACAAACATCGGTGGATACGTTCAGAAGCTCGTGGCTTTCAAGACACGAAAAATGTTTCTGCACGATTAAGAGAAGGTTACGAGTTAGTTCGCGCTGATCAGTATCCTGACTTTGAAGCTCCGGTAATTGATTCAGGTAAATACGAAGGTGTAATAGGGGTAGGTGGGCTTATGCTTGCTAAAATTCCTTTAGAAACTGTTGCAGAGCGCAATGCCTACTACAATGGCCGCGCCAAAGATTTACAAGAAGCAGTGGACCAAGAATTACAGCGAGAAAATGCCCACAATAGTATGACGATTAGCAAGCCTGATCGTCAGTCTCGTGTAAACTTTGGTGGTCCTCGTAACGAGTGACCTTTTTAAGGAGAAGAACTAATGGCAAATCAAGAAACAGCCTATGGTCTACGTCCTATTGGTTTGGTGGGAAGCGGTGCTAACTCTACGGGTATTACTGAGTATGAAATAGCTACGAACAACACTAATCCTATTTTTAATGGTGAAATTGTTGTGCCATTAGCTTCAGGATTTATAGATCAGGCAGGTGCTACTAACGGTGGCACAACTCAAGCACTAGGAGTTTTAACTGGTGTTTTATATCACGATTCGGTCCAAAAGAAGCCTGTGTGGATTAATTACTGGCCTGGATCAAACGGTGTAAGCGTAGACACAAACCATCCTGTCCGTGCTTATGTTGCAGATAACCCTAATCAGCTATTCCAAATAGCTTCCGATGCCAGCACAACAGATCGAGCAACGGCTCAAGGTCTTGTTTTTGCCAACACGGATCTAGGTACTTCTGCCCGTACAGGATCTACCGATACGGGTTCATCTACTTCACAAATGAGTGTGGCAAATGCAGCAGCGACTGCTACGTTACCACTACGCATCGTTGGAATTGTAGATGACATTGCAAATAGCGACTACACTGCGGCGGGTATCCCGTTTATAGTGCGGTTAAATGCTCACTTTAACGCCGGTACACGTAGCTTTGATTCACAAACTACTGCCGACTCAACCGGACTTAACTAAGGAGGCCGACAATGACTATTTCTAGAGCGCAACTAGCCAAAGAACTAGAACCTGGCCTAAATGCCTTATTTGGGTTGGAATATGACAGGTATGAGAACGAAGCCGCAGAAATTTTTGAATCAGAAGGTTCCGACAGGGCTTTTGAGGAAGAAGTGATGCTATCTGGTTTTGGAACTGCACCTGTTAAGAGTGAAGGTAGTGCAATTAACTTTGATGACGCGCAGGAAACATATACTGCTCGTTATACAATGGAAACAATTGCTCTTGCTTTCTCTATTACAGAAGAAGCGGTGGAAGATAATCTATATGATCGTCTTGCTTCCAGATACACTCGTGCTTTGGCACGATCTATGGCACAAACCAAGCAAATTAAAGGTGCTTCGGTTCTAAACAATGCTTTCCTTACAACATCGCCAATAGGTGATGGAGCCGCATTGTGTAGCGCAGCGCATCCAAGCTTGTCTGGTAATCAAACTAACTTGTTGGCGGTCCCAGCGGATCTTAATGAGACATCTCTTGAAGATATTCTTATTCAAATCGCGGGCTTCACTGACGAGAGAGGTTTAAAAATAGCTGTTCGTGGAACCAAGCTAATGATTCCTAAAGAACTTCAGTTTATTGCTGAAAGGATCATTAACTCTAATCTGCAATCAGGTACAGCCGATAATAACATCAACGCAATGAAATCAATGGGAATGCTTCCAGAAGGAGCGGCCGTAAACCACTTCTTCACTGATGCCGATGCGTATTTTGTTAAGACAGACTGTCCTAACGGCTTCAAACTCTTCAACCGCACTCCGCTTAAAACAGCGATGGAAGGAGATTTTGATACAGGTAACATGCGATTCAAGGCTCGTGAAAGATACGCTTTTGGCGTTTCTGATTGGCGTTGTGTCTTTGGTACCCCAGGCGCATAAGCAACTTTGTTGCTGTACAAAAAAGAAGGGCGGCAATGTTGTCGCCCTTTTTTTATTGGTTTATACTGATAACGTTACCTGACTATTGCATCCCGCAATAGACACTTGCCACGACAGGAGAACACTACATGGCTACTCATTTTAAAGGCCCGATTCTTTACTCAAACGCCCGTGCGGGTCTTAGTGACCTATCCATAGGGATAAACCCTGATCAACAAGTTCTTTGGGACGACTTTAACAAAGAACTAGACACTGCTTTTACCATAGTAAAAGATGCCTCTGCTGACGTTTCTATTGGAGCAGACACTTTGAATGGTGTTCTTAACATCACATCACAGGCGACTACGGACAACAGCGGCGGATCGATACAAGCCAATGAAATCTTCCAACTTCCGGCCAAGCAAGGTCAAAAAGTCTGGTTTGAAGCTCGTTATTTTGTTAACAGCACTGCTGGTAGCGGAGCGGGCCAAATGGATACGTTTGTCGGTATGACAGAAAACTTTGTCACAAACCCTGAAAACGGTTTGGATCGAGCAAATCGCATTGGTTTTCAAATGACCGATGGCGCGGCTACCTTGAAG